CGGGCGGTTCACGCTCGATGAAATCCAAGCCATTTGCCAACGCGAAATGGTCGAGGCTGGTGAGGTGCTTGTAAGGCTCATTAGGACGCCGAGCAAGGTCTATCGAGGAATCTATCGGCCAGTTCCATTGGCTCTCGAACTGATCGAAGCAGACCGGCTTGCCGGTGACAAAGACAACTACGCAGCTAGATTAACTCCGGCTGGTGATAATCGAATTATTCGCGGGGTTGAGGTTGACGACCTTGGGCGTCCAGTTGCTTACTGGATCTACAAGGATCATCCATTGCAACCATACGCAGTAACCAGAACTCCAGAACGTGTACCTGCACATGAGATCATGCACTTGTACCGGCAGGACCGTATTGGGCAAACGAGGGGCGTTACTTGGTTTGCTCCGGTGGTTGCTCCGGTGCGTGATCTTGGCACCTATCTTGACAACGAGCTGCAAGCTTCGGCGGTGGCAAGTTGTTTCACGGTGGCAATCAAGACTGATACGCCACTTGGAAATCTGATCGAGCCCGATGGGATCGGCAATACCGATTCGGCCGGCAATAGCTTTACACATGTTGAACCTGGCATGGTAATGAACCTCAGGCCGGGTGAGGATGTTGTTGGGCTCAATCCAGGCCGTCCTAACTCAGCAGCCGAGCCTTGGATCGGGTTGATCCTTCGGCAAATCGCAGTCGGTACAGGGCTCTCTTATGAGACTGTCGCAAGGGACTACAGCCAAACAACCTACAGCGCATCGCGAACAAGCCAGCTAGAAGATCGTCGGCGGTTCCGATGTTGGCAAAAATACTTGATCAGGCACTTGCTACAGCCCATCTGGGATGCTTTTCTCGATGCGGCGGCACTCAGTTCTATCCCCTCGTTCCCCACCTCCAGCGAGCTACTGAGTGACCGTCGCACTTTTGCACCTGTTGAATGGATGACTCCCGAATGGGAATGGGTTGATCCGGCAACAGAGCAGGCAGCGGCTAAGGATGCCATCGAATCGTTTATGAGCGACTACCAAGCCGAGTTGGGTGCAAGGGGTCGATCATGGCGAGCAGTAATGTACCAACGAGCTAAAGAGAACGCACTCAAGAAGAAGCTTGGCTTGCTGACTCCGCAAGAGCAACAGCTAGCGATTTCGGCGGCTCAATCATCCGCACAAGGCCAAGAGTCAGCACTTGCACAGCAAGCAGATGACATGGCGCAGCGAATGTCTGACATTGCGGAAAGCAGGGTAGCCAATGCCTTATGACGCAAAGACTACAGCGGCTTGTCCGATCGCTAAGCCTTGGGGCGTTTTCAAGTCCGATGAGCGACAGCTTATGGGATGCCATGCAAGCGAGGCCGACGCCAACGATCAGATCGCGGCTCTGTACGCATCGGAACAGGTCGAGCGTGCAAAGTACGACGGCATCGACTTTACGCCTCCTGAGGGCGTGCGCAATGAGGCCAAGCAGGGTCTTGAATGGAGGCGCGAACACAATCGCGGCGGCACTCCGGTTGGCGTTGCTAGGGCTCGTGACCTATCGAACGGCAAAGAGATCAGTCCAGATACAATCGGGCGAATGGTTTCCTATTTCGCTCGTCACGAAGTCGACAAGAAGGGCGAAGGCTGGAAGCCAGATCAAAAGGGTTTTCCATCGGCTGGTCGGATCGCTTGGGCTCTATGGGGCGGCGATGCAGGCAAATCTTGGGCAGGAAAGGTAAAGCGACAAATGGAAGCAAGGGACACTGTCGAAAGAATCGCTTTGGTGCCAAAGATCCAGCGAGCATTCCAAGCACCGAAAGATGGAAAAGCGGTCATTGCTACAGAGACTCCGATCGAGATTTACGATCAAGAGCGTCGGCAAATGATCCGTCAAGTTCTTTTGATGGATGGCGTGCAATTCCGTAACGGCAAGAATCAATTGCCAATCGTCGATAGCCACAATGATAAGACGGTTCGCAATGTGTTTGGCTCGATCCGAAACATCTCGATTCAAGATGGTTCGCTCGTTGGTGATGCGTCTTTCGCATCCGACGAGGAATCTCAAATCGTGGCCACCCGGTACAACGAGGGCCATCTAAACGACTTCTCAATCGATGCACAGATCCTAGCGAGGGTCTTTGTGTCAGAGGGTCAAACGTACACCACCCGACAAGGCAAGGTGATCGAGGGACCAGCGGAAATTGTAACCGCTTGGGAACCTCATAACGCTTCGATCTGCGCAACGGGTGCAGATCCGAATTCTACTGTTCGACGGTCATACGACCAAGAAGAAAGGCAGGCAGGCATGAACGAAGAGCTAATGGCTCAGTTGAAAGCCCTTGGTCTCCCAGAAGGGATGACCGACGCGGCTGAGATTATCAAGTGGATGGCAGACCACATGGAAAAGCCATCGCTTGAAGTTGAAAACATGGAAGGCGAAAAGCCATCCGAAGAGGCTGTAAGGGCCGAAGAAAGCAAGCCAGAAGATGAGGCGATGCGAATGGATGACAAGGTTCAAGAGGAAGTGGCTCGGCAGCTTAAAGCAGTTGACGCGCGACGAAAAGCAATTATCTCGGCGGGGACTCTAGCAAAGGTCGAGCGTTCCTTTGTGGATGAACTGATCGAATCAGGATGTTCAGTTCAAGACGCTCAAGAAAGGATCATCCGAAAGATGAGCAATTCCCCAATCGGACAGACTGTCGGAAGCGATGTTCGCGTTACCGAGTCGGAGCACGACAAGTTTGAGGCAGCAGCTAAGGCTGGCTTGGTTCAGCGATGCTTTCAGGGTGCGAATGTCCGCAGGACTCAAGCTCCAACGGCTGAAGGATCGCAAGATTTTAACAGGCTTGGGTTGTTCCGTCTTGCAGAGGCTTGCGTCCGTCGGATGGGAGTCAACCCTGAGAAGTACGCTCGTCCAGATATTGCACGGATCGCAATGGGACACCAGCCAACGATTGATAGGCTGCGCATCCGTCGATCCGATGCCTACCATACCACGGGAAGCTTTGGGAACATCCTTTTCGACGGCATGAACAAGACGCTTTTGGCCGTCTATGAAGAGGCTCCATACACTTGGAATCGATGGGTTCGCCAACGTGCTAGCGTAGACGACTTCAAAGACATTCACGCAGTGCAATTGAGCGAATTTCCGACGCTGGAAGTCGTGCCAGAAGGTCAACCGTATCCTGAAAAGGGATTGAGTGATCGACGCAAGACCTACAGGCTTGACAAGTACGGAGAAGCTTTCTCGGTGACTTGGGAGACTGTTATCAATGATGACCTCGATGCGTTGGCACGGATTCCTGCTTTGCATGCAAGAGCAGTCCGAGAGACCCAAGAGAAACTGGTTTACGATGTGTTCCTCAGCAATCCAGTGATGCCGGACGGACAGACGTTATTCTCTGCTTCGCACGCAAGCGGATCGAATATAACCGCAACAACTCCAGCGGCTCCGAGCGAAACAACGCTAGATGAAGGTTTTGAGTTGATGGGCAAGCAAAAGGGAATGAAAGGATCTCTGCTGAATCTTTCGCCTGCTTTCTTGCTGATTCCTAAGAAGTACGAAGCATCGGCACTTCGGATCGTCAACAGCACCTCGTACCCTGCTAGCAACAATAACGAGGGCGTTGTGAGCCTTTACGGTGCAAATGGCGTTCGTCCATTGCAAGTGATTTCTACTCCGCACCTTGATGCAAACAGCTCTACCAACTGGTATTTGATCGCTGATAACGGTCGAGTCAGTACGGCTGAAATATGCTTCTTGACCGGCGAAGAGGCTCCGGTTCTTGAGAACGAGTGGACGATGCTTTCCGACAAGTGGGATTACAAGGTTCGCCAATCAATGGCGGCTGCAATGATCGATCACGTCGGATTCTTCGGAAATCGAACGGTCTAACTGACCGAAAAATCACAGCCCTGGTCGGCATTGGCCAGGGCTCTCTTTGACAGCGACAACACAATACAAAAGGAATTCAAAAACATGGCAGGATCTAGGGACTTTGTAAACTACGTCGAGGATTTCTTCGGCGGTCAGACTGTTGGTACTTCGCTAAGCGAAGGTGCTTTGTGGAAGATTACCGATACCTCGTCAAGCGGTACTCCAACTTATGGTGTCGTCGATGGCTCGGCAACTGGTGAATATGCCATTGCTCACAGCAACACGAATGAAGTGCAAAACGTCTGCTTAAATTTTGGCGATGTTCTTTGCTTTGGTATCGACAACCTTCAATCGGTTGCTTTTCGTGTCAAGGCAAACGCAAGCTACAACGCGGCATCGTCTTTGGCTTTCGGTCTGCAAGGAGATCGCAACGATGCAATCGATTCGATCGCTCAGCATGCAAGCTTCCGATTGATTGGGTCAAATAGCATCGTTGTCGAGACCGACGACGGAACGACTGACCTCGACGACAAGTCAACAGGGCAGAGCCTGGCGGCTGCTTATAAGTGGTTCGTGATCGATTTCACCGGCGGCAAATCGAACGTCAGGTTTTACGTCGATGGCGTTCCAGTGGCCAAGGACACGGTGTTTGATATGTCAGCTTACAGCGGGTCTTTGCAGCCCTACTTTCAGTTGCAAAAGACTGCTGCGACTTCGACGGATTCTGTAACGATCGACCTTGTCGAATGGCAGTTGAAGCGATAACCGATGAGCCTTCACGATCTCATTAAGGAGGATGCCAAGAAAGTCTTTGCAAACCCCGATGATTTTGCAGAGCCGATCGTTTACTACAAGCGGAACGGTCGGTCGAGAAAAATCGATGCGGTGGTTGTGCGGTCCAATGCGGTCATGCTCCCAGAGAGTCAAGGCGACTTAAACACTCCGGTTTTTGAGGTTTACGTTGCCAATGACGAAACTGAAGGTATCGCAAGCGATGAAATTGACCTTGGAGGTGATGAATTAGCATTATCTCCGAGGGTTGGAGAGCCGTCAGAGCGGCGATCCATTTTGAGGATCCTGGAACACGATGAAGGAATGATGGTGCTTGAGTGCCGTTAGCGGTTATCGAGAACATTGCAGATACGCTCTACGATCGCTTAAGTGCGATGGTGGGAGATACTGCAAATTATCCTACCGACATTTCCGAAGTCGTCAGACCGACAAGATTTGCCAACTTCACGCCGAAGGATCGGCAGATCATTTTGACCGAGGGCGTTGCAAGTCCGGTTCCTGAATTGTCTTGTCCTGGCAATCCTCCAGCGGTTGCCATTGCACAGCAGTTCAACATCCGGCTTCACATGATGCCAAGCGAGCGAAACACCGACGCGATTGGTACGCTTATGAACCAGTTTGCGTCGGATGTTCGCAAGTGCGTATGTCAGCCGGCATCGAGTTGGCATACTATGGGAGGGTACGCGATAATATCGCAGTTTGAGCAGCACAGGCCGTTCGTGTCCGACGGTGGGCTAGACGGTTGCAACATCCAATTACTTGTTACTTATCGAGTGGCCGAAGACGATCCAACGGTGCAAAGATGATCTTCGATATTGCGACAAGCATCGAAAAAGCACAGAAAGCCGAAGAGCGTATTATCAACTACGCCGACGGGCTAGAAAAGGCTTTCAGCGATCGGTACAAAGAGGTTGTAAATACCGCTAGGTACAGGACCAATCGAGAGATCCAGACCTTTGTTGCGATCGACACCGCAGAGGCCATGAAGACCTGGTTTATCAGTCAAGACACGATCGACAGGACGCTTGAGAAAGAAACCGTACTTAAGATCGACGATTCAGCAACAGTTCCGCTTGCGGCGTTCAAAGCCAGGCAGACTCCAGAAGGTGTCGAAATCGAGCTTGTGCGAGGTATGGTTTCCGAGACTTATATTAGTGCTTTTGGTCCAAAGATAGCAAGGCTTGGAGGCAACATCTACCGGCGAGCCGGTCGAAAGCGATTCCCAATCGTCAAGCTTAAAGACTTGAAGGTTAAAGAAATTGAGGGCGTTGATCGCGAAGCGTTTGAAATAGCAAAGCGAAACGCTGAAGGTATGCTACGATCGAAAATGAGGCAGGCCGTGAAGGATGCCAACGAAATACTAGGAAGGGACAAATATGCTACTGCGTAAGAAATCAGTTCTCGGCGGAAAGATTGAAGCGACAGCTGGAACTGCAGAAACGATTGCGGCGGCTGATTGCACGATCAACGCGTATGATCTTGTAATCAACCCAGAATTCGAGATGCAAGAGCGGCAAGGTCAGGGCGGTTTTGGTCGTCTCGCTTCTATCCCAGGTGCTAGGCGTGGCCGAGCTACGTTCTCGGTTGACTTGGCATACGATGGGACGAACGTTCCAGCGTGGGCAACGACCTATCTCCCGGCTTGCGGTTTGGTTCTCTCGACAGCAACGTACAAACCCAGAACGGAAGTTCCAGGAACCAACGTCAAAACGGTGACGATCGCTGGATTCTTCGATGGCGTTCGTCGGCAGATTTACGGCGCGGTTGGAAATGCAAGATTCGTCTTGCCGACTGGTCGAATGGGTCGAATTGAATTTGACTTCCAAGGCGTCTACAGTGACGAAGCAGACGCGGCGATTCCATCGGCGATCAACTACGTCAACACGTTACCGCTCCGCGTTGCCGGAGGTGCTACATCTTGGGATTCGTACAATCTTTGCCTGGAGTCGGCAACGATCGATTTAGGCAATGTGATTACGGCCAGGGAGTGCTCCACTTCGGTGGC